ATTCGAAGACTGGTACCCAAAACAGAAATTCTATAGTGCAGATCGGGAAGCCGCAATATTGAGGACGGTGGGGAGGAATGCCATTCAACAAAGGGAAAGCGCTTGAGGTAATTGAGTTTATCGAGCTGCTGCACCTAACAGATGACTTTTATGGACAGCCGTTTGTGCTTCGTCCCTGGCAGAAGAAAATTATCCGACAGATTTATGGGACCGTGAACCGGGACGGCTGCCGGCAGTACCGGCGCGGCTACCTGGAAATTCCGAAGAAGAACGGGAAAACCACGTTGATTGCAGCTCTGGGACTTTATCACTTAGTGTGTGACCCGCCGGGCGGGCAGATCTTCTGCTGCGCGGCAGAAAAAGAGCAGGCTGGAATCTCGTACCGGGCGGCCAAGTCCATGATTGAGCAGGAGCCGTCGCTGGCTGCCATGCTCAAGGTGGTGGACAGCAAAAAAGAAATTTACAATCGATGGACTGGAACATTTCTTAAAGTGTTGTCGGCAGAAGCTTATTCCAAACATGGGCTGAACCCATCAATAATTGTATTCGATGAGTTGCATGCTCAACCTAACCGCGAATTGTGGGATACTATGACATTTGCAGCCAGCTCAACCAGAAAACAACCTTTGCACCTTACGATTACCACCGCGGGCGACGACCCGGACCGGAAATCCATCGGCTGGGAGCAGCACGAGCTGGCGCTGAAGATCATCGAAAACCCGAAGCTGGACCCGACGCTGTTTGCCGAGGTGTACGGGGCGCCGGAGGACGCGGACATCTACGACGAGGCGGTGTGGAAGGCCTGCAACCCCTCCCTGGGTGTGACCATCCAGATGGACACGGTGCGCAGCGAGGCGCTGGCCGCGAAAAACAGCGAGTCGGCGGAGCGGCTGTTCCGCTGGCTGAGGCTGAACCAGTGGATCGCGCTGAAGCGGACCGGCTGGCTGCCCATTACCCTGTGGGACGCGACGGAGCGGGCATGGGAACCGGAGGAGCTGCTGGGCCAGCGGTGCTACGTGGGGCTGGATCTGTCGAGCACGACGGACCTGACCGCCGCGCCCTGCATTTTTCCGCCGTCAGACAAGCACGACGACTGGCGGACGCTAAACAACGCCTGGGTGCCGGAAGCCAACATGCGCGAACGGGAGACCAAAGACCACGTTCCCTATGAAAAATGGGTGAGGGAAGGGCATTTGACCGCAACACCGGGCGACGTGGTGGATTACGGGAAAGTGGCGGCGGAACTGGCGGCCATCAACCAGCGCTATGACGTGGTCCATTTCTTCTGCGACCCGTGGCGGCTTGAATATCTCAAGCAGCTGCTTCCGGAGGAGATCCAGGCGAAATTCATTGAAATCCCCCAGACGATGGCCGGGATGAGCTGCGGCATGAGCGAGATCGAGCGCATGCTGCGCTCCGGAGAGCTGACGCACGTCAGGGACCCGCTGGCCAGGTGGAGCTTCGGCAACGTGCGCGTTGCATCGGACGGGAACGGGAACATGAAGCCCATGAAAAACAAGTCGATTGAGCGCATCGACCCGACGGTTGGCCTGATCAACGCCATGGCGGGGGCCATCAAAATGGAACCGAAGCGCAGCGTGTATGAGAGCAGGGGGCTGAGAACGGTTGGATGAGAAGAAAACTGCGGTGAAAGCACCGGATTATCTCAATGGATCGGGAACGCGGAGCAGCGGGCTGATGGTGGAAATCCGGGGCATGGACATGTTCAAAGAGCTGGTTGACCTTATACAGGTAATGGTCAGGGATGAGCGCGTGCCCAAGGAATATAGGGAAGCATTTAGACTGTGGAAGACCAATCACATGCCCGAAAAAGCCCCGGAAATAACCGCCTGACGCGCGATGAATGACATATTAAAGAGGTGAACGGATTGAAAATCAGGTTTTTCGGTCGGACGCTGACGCTGGGGTTCAAGGCGTCCACCTCTGCGTGGCCGGCCCTGGCGGATTCCGGCTGGACAAGCTACCTTGCGGGGCGCGGGTACGCGGTATCAGCCGACACCGCGCTGCAGGTCAGCGCAGTATTCAGGTGCGTGGATCTGGTGAGCAAGACCATCGCCGCGCTGCCGCTGCACCTGTACAATAACACGGACAGCGGCAAGAAAAAGGCCACAGAACACAGCTTATACCAACTTTTGTATATGCTGCCGAACCCTCAGACGACAGCATTTGAATTCTGGCAGATGTATGTTGCCAACCTCATGCTGACGCGCGGGGCCTTCGCCAAGATCCAGCGCAGCCGGGGGTTCATCACGGCGCTCTGGAACATTCCGACGGGCAACGTGAACGGCATCAACGTCAACACGGTCAACGGCGAGCGCTATATCGACGTCAGCCTGGGAGACGGGATGACGGAACGCCTCCGCGAAGGCGAATTCATGTATACGCCCGGGTTTTTATTCAGCGACCGGCACAAGGCAAGCGACCCGATCATTATTGCCAGCGAGGTGCTGGGTCTGCTGAATATGGTCACCAAGTACGCAAAAAGCGCCGTCGACTCCGTCAACCCCGGAGGGCTGGTGGAAGTGCCGGCAGCGCTGAGCGACAAAGCCTATGACCGCTTCAAGAAGGATTTTGAGGACAACTACAAGGGCGCCCAGAACGCCGGCCGCTTCCTGTTCCTGGAAGAAGGCGGCAAGGCCGTCATGTTTGAGCGCGACATGGAAAAGATGCAGGTGCTGGAAAGCCGCAAATGGGCGGTGACGGAGATCTGCAGGGTCTGGGGCGTCCCGCCGCACATGTGCATGGACCTGGAAAGGGCGACGTTCAGCAACATCGAGCAGCAGAGCGCTGAGTTCGTCCGGGATTGCATCAATCCCATGACGGTGAGGATAGAGCAGTCACAATACCGCGACCTATTGACAGAAACAGAACGGACAGCATATTACAGCAAGTTCAACACCAACGCCCTGCTGAGGGGCGACACGCAGACCAGGGCCAATTACTACAACACCATGCGCCAGACCGGAATCATGAGCGCGAACGACGTGAGAAGGCTGGAAGACATGGACGAGGTGCCCGCGGAGAGCGGTGGCGACGATTTGCACGTGAACGGCAACATGATCACGCTGGCCAACGCGCGGCAGAATATCCCCAAGGGCGCGCAGAAAGGGGCACCGGCATGAAAACATTCTGGGAATTCAAGGGGCATGCCAATAAAAAAGGCGAGCTCTTTCTTTATGGCGAAATCAGCGACGCTTCCTGGTGGGGCGACGAGGTCACGCCTGCGCAGTTCCAGAAGGACCTGGCCGCGCTGGGGCAAATTGAGCAGCTGGACGTATACATCAACAGCCCCGGCGGTGACGTGTTCGCCGGCATCACCATCTACAACATCCTCAAGCGGCACAGCGCGAAGGTGACGGTCCACGTGGACGGCCTTGCGGCCTCCGCTGCCAGCGTGGTGGCGATGGCGGGCGACAGAATCGTGATGCCGAAGAACGCCACGCTGATGATCCACAACGCCTGGAGCATTGGATGGGGCAATAAAACCGCCATGCGGTCCCTGGCCGACGAGCTGGAGCGCCTGGATGGTCAACTGGCAGATATCTACGCGGCCCGAACCGGAAAGGATGCCGGCGTTGTGGCTTTATGGATGGACGCGGAACGCTGGATGAGCGGGGATGAGGCGCTGAAAGACGGATTCTGCGACGAAGTCGAGGAAAACAAGCAGATCGCGGCCTGCGCGGACGCAGAGAAGTTCTTCGCGCAGTACAAACACCCGCCCCAGGGGCTGGCGCCGCCTGAAAACGAGCCGGAACAGGAACCCGAAGCCGCCGAAAATGGCGGTTTTTCATTGCCGGAAAACGGCGGAAAAGAGCCTGACAACGGGGCGGTGCAACAGCCGCAGCCCGCAGCAGATAAAAACCCGGAAGCAAAAACGGACACCCTGGCAGACCAACGGAAATGGTTCAACGACCTGAGAAAGAAAATTATTGGAGGTATCACACATCATGGCGAAAATTCATGAACTGATCCAGGACAAGGCCACCCTGACCGCGTCCATGCGCGCGCTGATGAACAAGAACGACAGCAAGGAACTCGGTGCCGAGGACAAGGCCGCGATGGTCAAGATGGACGCGGACCTCGATGCGCTGGACGCCCGGATTGCTGCCGAAGAGAAGCAGCTGGAGCGCGAGCGCTCCCTCGGAGAGAAGCCCGCGGGGGCCAACGACAAAACCGACCCGAAGAAGGCTGAGCGGAAGAGCGCGTTCGCCGCGCACCTGGCCCACGGAAGCGCGCAGACAATGCAGATCTACGCCGCGCTGCAGCAGGACAACCCCACACAGGCCGGCTACCTGGTGGCCCCGGAGGAGTTCCGCAGCGACCTGATCCGCGATATCGACTCCCTGACCTTCCTGCGGCAGAAGGCGACCGTCCTGCCGCCCATCAAAAACGCGCAGTCGCTCGGCTTCCCGACCCGCACCGCGGGCATGGGCGCCTGGGCCTGGGGCGTGGAGATTTCCGAACCCACCGACGACTCCACCCTGGCCTACGGCAAGCGCGAATTCAAGCCCAACCCCGGCGTGAGCGGCATCAAGGTATCCAAAACGCTGCTGCGCAACATGCCCCGCGTGGACGATTATGTGCGGGCTGAGATCGCCGCGGAAGCGCACAAGAACCTCGAGACCGCCTACATGACCGGCTCCGGCGCGGGGCAGCCCCTGGGCCTGTTCATCGCGTCCAACGACGGCATCCCGACCAGCCGCGACGTCAGCACCGGCAACACCGCGACGGAGATCAAGTTTGACAACCTGATCGAAGTGCAGGAGAAGGTCGCGCCCGAATACCAGGTGGGCTGCGAGTGGATCTTCCACAGCGACGCCGTGAAGATGCTGCGCAAACTGAAGGACTCCAACGGCCAGTACGTCTGGCAGGCCAGCGTCCAGGCGGGTCAGCCCGACCTGCTGCTGGGAAGGCCCGTGAACCGCTCGGCCTACGCCCCCAACACCTTCACCACCGGGCTGTACGTAGGTCTCTACGGCAACCTGAAGCATTACTGGATCGTGGACGCCCTGGCGCTGGAGATCCAGGTGCTGATGGAGCTCTACGCCCGCAGCAACCAGGCCTACTACCTCAGCCGCCTCGAGACCGACGGCGCGCCTGTCCTGTCCGCCGCCTTCGCCCGCGTCAAGCTGGGCTAAGCAACAACAGAAAGCGAGGAATAAACGATGTTGTCTTTCCTGAAAAGCTGCAAGATTCTCCCGGTCGAAAACAGCGTGGCCGCGAGCCAGGCGACGACCGTCGGCGAGATCATCGACACCGCCGGTTTCGGCGGCGCGTGCTTCATCTACAAGCTGGGCACCGTGACGGACGCCGCAGCTGTCACCCTCAAAATCTACCAGGGCAGCAATGCCACCGTGAGCGACGTGGCGGAACTGGCCAGCGCCAGCGCTGTCATTGCAGCGGCGTCCAGCGACAGCGAGCAGCGCCTGGTCGTGGACGTGGTCAAGCCGCGCGAGCGCTACCTGCGCCCGACCATCGTGACGGCCGACCAGAACGTGGAGATCGACGACGCGATCTGCATCCTGTACAACCCCGACGTCATGCCGGTGGCGCAGCCCGCCACGGTCGACGACGACACCCTGGTCGTCAGCCCGGCCGAAGCGTAAGGAGGTAAAAACATGACATTACCCAACGGATGGAACACCTTCCCCCACTCCCGGCACTTTGAGGACATCGCGGCCGGGCTGGGCTCCATCGGCACCACGTACTACGTGGACTGCAACGCCGGAAACGACGCCAACGACGGCCTCAGCTGGGACACAGCTTTCAAGAAACTCAGCGTCGCCCTGGCGGCAAGCCACGCGGCCATCGCGGCCGGAGCGACCGGCTGGGCCAGCCGCAACCGCATCTTCTTCAAGGGCGACCAGACCGCGACCGCGGACGGGGAGAACCTGACCAAGTTCGCGCAAAAGACCGACATCATCGGCGTCGGAAGCACCGACTGGAAAGCCAAGCCGCAGCTCGTCGGCAACCACACCATCACCAACGCCGTCAGCTACATGGGCTGCCGCTTCATCAACGTCATGTTCAAAGGCCCGGTCGCGACCGGCGGCGACATCATCACGATGGCGAGCCAGCACGGCATCGAGTTCATCGACTGCGAATTCATGGGCGACAGCACGACCGCCGCGACCGCCGCGGTCATTGCCACCGCCTGCGTGAGCCTGAAGTTTGAGCGCTGCACCTTCAAGGGCGCGTTCTCTGACGCGGTGATCGAACTGGGCGCCGGCCAGGCGGATGGCTTCGTGGTCCGCGACTGCTTCATCCAGGGCGCCAACATGGGCGTCGACATCCCCGGCACCGTGACCTACGCGGCGGGCAAAAACGGCCTGATTGAGAACAACGTCATGAAGACCACGCTGGCCTGCATCAACGACGCGCTCGGCACGACCTTCATCCGGCGAAACAACCTCTTCACCGCGGCCAACAAGGGCGTGGCGATGGCCGGCGCAATCGTGTGCGGCCTGGCCTACGCCCAGGACAACCGCTGCACGACCGGCGACGCGAACAACGTCGTGTACCCGGCTGAGGGCAGCATCTAACTGAAAGGGGACAGCCCATGAAATACGCAGTAACGACCGCGCCGACCGTTGAGCCGGTGACGTTGGCGGACGCCAAGGTCCACCTGAGAACGGTGACGGGCGACACCTCCGAGGACGCCGCAGTCATCACGCCGCTGATCACGGCGGCGCGGGAGTACTGCGAGAACGTGACGGGAAGGGCGCTTGCCGCGCAAACCGTCAAGGCCTACCCCGAAGCCTGGGGGCTGTGGCGGCTGCCGCGGCCCCCCTTCTCCACCATTACGTCCATCAAGTACTACGATTTGGACGATACCGAAACCACCCTGGCCGCGGCGGATTACCAGGTGGACGCCGTGGACGGCCTGGTGCTCATCCTGGAAGAGCCGGCGGTGACGCTGCGGGAGCTCAACCCCATCGTGGTGGAGTATGCCGCCGGAGCCGGCACCATCCCGATGGCGGTGCGGCAGGCCATGCTGCTGCTCATCGCGCACTGGTACCAGAACCGGGAGGCGGTGCAGGCTGACCTGAGCCGCGCGATGCGCGTAGGAAGCGTGAGCCGCGAAGTGGACTACAGCGTCGCCAGGCTGCTGAGCCAGTACAAAGTGTGGTGGTCGTAATGGCCAGGACAGCAGCCGCGGGCGAAATGCGGACCAGGATCATTGTTTCAAAACTGACGCCCGGAATCGACACGGACGGTTACGCGACGGAAGTGTGGCTCAACGTGCTCGCAACCGTCAGCTACGCAACCATGCCGGCGGCGAGCCTCTCCCTGCTGGGGAAGGTCGCGCAGTACACCGGGGCGACCACCGTCACACCCCCCATCTACACCCAAAACCAGCTGTACAAATGCGTCAGCAGCGGAGGGGCGGCGCCGACCTACTCATGGGCCAGCGAAGAGAGGATGCTGCGCTGCAAATGGGTCAGCGCCCACGGCAGCGAGGTCATGGAGAACAATCGCCTGGGCCTGGGGCAGGTGGCGACCATCACGCTGCGCTACACCTCCCTCATTACTCCCAGATGCCGCGTGTGGTACGAAGCCGACGCGCAGACGGACGCAAACGCCTGGGAGGTCGTCAGCGTGAACGACCCCGAGGACCGGCACGCCTTCCTTGAAATCACGCTCAGGAAGCTGGTGGCCGCATGAGCGTGGAGAGCAAGATCATCACGGCGCTGTCCGCGACCGGCCTGCCGGTGCAGCAAGACGTGTATACCGGGACGGCAACGACCTATATCACGTTTGAATACTGGACCGACCCCATATGGCACCGGGACGACGTGCCGGAATACGAACAGGTCAATATCCGGCTGCACCTGTACGCCCCGCTGACCACGAACCTGACCACCATCAAGGGACAGATCAAGACAGGGCTGACTGCCGGCGGATACGCCTATCCCGGCACGCTGAACCTGACGGATGAAAACGGCAGGCACATCGTGTTCGACACGCAGATCCGCGAGGCCATCTGATGGGCGTGGAGATAAAGGGCTTCCAGGAACTGATGGCCGACATCCAGCGCATGGGCGACCAGTTCGCGGACGCGGGCGGGGAAGACCTGAGCGGGATCGTCAAGGCGGGCGCGGAGCCTATCCTGGCGCAGGCGAAACTGAACGTGCACAGCGTCAGCGGGGACCTTGTCAAAAGCCTGAAAACCATCATCCGGAAAAAGGGATCCCGCATCAAGGCCCGCATCGGCGCGCATAAAGGCGGAAAGGGCTTTTACGCGACGATGGTCGAATACGGGCACAGAGGCCCGCACCCCGCGGGGCCGCACCCCTTCCTGGCGCCCGCGTATGACGCGAAAGTCGAGGAAGCGTTCAATACCATCAAGACGGGGCTTAGCGACAAGCTCAAACAATAATGAAGAGGTGAAAAGAATTGTCAATTAAATCTCCAATTGGTCTGAAAGACCTGGTGACGGCGGAGCTGCTCACCGATACCGACGCCGAGACCACGTACGGCGCGGTGGAGGCGGTCGCCGCGGCCATCAGCATCGAAATCAAGGACGACTCCGGCAAGGCGGACGTGCAGCAGGCGGACGACGCGGAATACGACCGCTTGCACCCGCCGACCATTCTGGGCTTCAGCATGGAGAACGCGGACATCCCGCCCTCCATGCGGGCGAAATTCTTCGGCCACGCAGTCGACGCCAACGGCGTGGTCGTGTCCAGCGAGACCGACGTGCCGCCCTACCGGGCCTTCGGATTCAAATCTGAAAAGGCGGACGGCACCTTCCGCTACGTTTGGCTGTACAAGTGCGTGCCGGTGAGCCGGAACGCGCCCCAGACCTACAAGACCAAGCCCAAGGACGCAGTCGAGCGCCAGACCAGCAAAATCGACTGGGAGTGCATCCCAACCACCTACCGGAAGAGGACCCAGGTGGTGGTGGACGACGACACCAGCGCCTTCGCATCGGCCAAGGCGACCTTCTTCTCAGCGCCTTACGTCGCCAGCGTGTCCGGCGACCTGGAGATCACCACGCAGCCGCTTGACCAGTACCTGGCCGGCGGGGCCGGCGGCAGCCTGGTGGTTGCCGCAAGCAACACTCCGAGCTATGAGTGGTACAAGCCGCTTACCAGAACCTACGCAGGCACAGCAACGGCCTATACCGGCCACAATGGCGCAACCCTTACCATTCCAACCGACATCGCGGCCGGTACGCACTTCTTCTACGCGAAGGCGTACAAGGCGGGCTACAAGGACGCGTACAGCGAGATCGTCACCGTCATCATCGGCGCGTAAGCCGCGGGAACAAAACACAAACAGGGGAGGCTCTTCGGGGCCTCCCCTGCCTTTTGGAAACCGGAGGGGAAAACATGTTTACCATCACGGTCAGGGGGAAAACCCATACAGTCGAAAAAGTCACGCCCAGGGCGCTCTACGAGATGGGGCCCGCCCTGGACATGTTTGTCAAAATACAGACCGCGACGCAGAAGGCGCTCAAGGGCGAGCCGGCGGAAAGCGGCCCGGAGGACATCAAGCAGGCGATGGACGTGCTGATCGGCTGGTTCGTCATCTTCTGCGGGAACAGGTTCACCAGGGAGGACATCCTGGACGGCTACGGCGCCGACAGCATCATGACGGACATCGGCGTGGCGCTGACCGCGGTGCAGACGGGCGTCACGGAGGCGCTGACCGCTTTCCCTACGACAGCGAGGCCGCAAGCGAACACAGCAGGCCCGGAAACGGCGACACCAGCTGGCGCGGCTTCGCTTTGGAAATCTATGCGGACTGCCTGGAAAAAGGGATTCCGCCGCAGGTGACGGACGACATGGACGCCCTGATGTACCTGCGGGCCAAGAGCTGGCAGATGAGCCAGCTGTTCCCGCTAAAAGGGAAGCAAATCACCCACATCGAGGACTGGATCAATTAAGGAGCTGAGAAAAGATGCCTGAGAGCGTGCGCGAGTTGGTCGTGAGCCTGAGCCTGGACGCGGGGACGTTCAGCAAGACCTGCACGAATATCAATCAGCAGATCAAAGGCGTGGAGGCTGAGTTTAACGCGATTACCGGCGGCGTGGACGGCTGGCAGAGCACCATCGAGGGCCGCGAAACAAAACTGAACGCGCTGACGGAGACGCTCGGGCTGCAGCAGACGAAAATCTCAACCATCGCGACGGAGCTTGAAAAGGCAAAGACCGCGCTGGCCGGAGACCAGACGCTGGCAAACGCCAAAAAAGTCTCCAGCCTGGAGACGCAGCTGAACAACGCGAAAACGGCAGCGACGCTGACCAAAGAGGAAATCCAAAAGCTGAACGCGATCAGCCTGCAGAAAGCCTCGGACACGCTGACCTCCTTCGGCAGCGGGCTAAAGACCTTCGGCCGGAAGTTTTCCATGTACGTGGGCGGGCCGCTGGCGGCGCTGGGCATCACCTCCTTCAACGCGTTCAAGGATTACGAGCTGGCGGCCAAAATGCTGGAGGGAAAGCTGGACGGGCCGAAAGAGGACGTCGACATGCTGGTGGACGCCGCCCTTCGGATGAGCGAAACCATGCCGGTGAGCTTTGAGGAAATCATGGCGCTGATGACCGGCTTGGCAGCCGCCGGCGTGCCGACCGGAAACATCGAGGAAATGACCAGGGTCATGTCGCAGCTGTCGGCCGTGACCGGGATGTCCACGGATGAAGTGTCCACCAACATGGTCAAGTTCATGAACAGCATGGGGCTGCCGCTGGGCAGCGTGGACCAGCTGGCCTCCGCGCTGGTGTCGCTGGCCGACAAATCCATCGCGACGGAAGGCGATATCTTCGCGATGGGTACCAAAATGGCAGCCACGGGCGCCCTGGCCGGGATGAGCGCGACGGACGTGCTGAGCCTGGCCGCGGCGTTTTCCTCCATGGGCATTGACGCGGAAGCGGGCGGCTCGGCGGCCTCCAAGCTGATGAAGCAGATGCAGCTGGCCGCCGAAACAGGAGACGGGCTGGAAGGCTTTACGAAAGCAATGGGCATCAGCGCGGAGCAGTTCATTGCCGGATGGGACGCCAGCCCAGCGCAGTCGATGCTGGATTTCTTCCAGGGCCTTTCCAATATTGACGCGAGCGGGCAGGAGAGCGTGCTGGCGATGCTGGACACGATGGGGCTGACCGAAATCCGCCTGTCCAACCTGATCGCGGTCGGCGCGTCCAACCCCGATTTGTTCGCGAACCTGATGGGCGTGGGCGCGACTGGGTTCGCTGAAAACTCCGCGCTGGTGGAAAAGGCCGGGCTCATCTTTGAGACCGTCAGCGGACAGATGGACATGCTGGCGAATTCATTGAAGAACACCCAGGCCGACGCGGGCGAGAACGTGGCTGACGTGTTCCAGCCCATCATCGAAAAAGTCGGAAACCTGGTCAAGGGCTTCGGCGAGCTGGACGAAACGACCCAGACCAACTGGGTCAAGGTGGCCGGGGCGCTGGTCATCCTGGGACCGGCGGCGATGGGCATCGGATCCGTCGCGGCCAGCGTCGGCAAGCTGGTCGGGTTCGCGGCAAAAATCAAGGCGGGCGACGTCACGAACCTCAGCGGGCTGGGCGGCGCCTTGTCCGGATTCCTCAGCACCCCTGTCGGAACGGCTTTCGGCATCGCGGCCGGGCTGGGAGCGCTGTTTTTAGTCCTCAAAGGGATCACCACCGACGTGGACGATATCCTGGCAAACCTGAAAAACATCCCGATCACGGTGGACGAAAGCGGAAAGCAGCAGGCGCTGGATGCCATTGCCGAGGTGCAGGCTGCCGCCGACAAACTGAGCGGCGCGGCGTTTGGGGAGGAATACAGCGGGACCAGCGCGGCGGTCAAGGCGGGATACGGCACCTATGACATGTTCGGCAACGCCGTCGGCTATGAGAAAACGCTGGCGCAGCGGACCATCGCCGACGCCGCAAGCACCTATGCCCCGGCCATCGCCGACCTGAACCAGCAAATCGCGGACGCCGTGGAAGCAGGCGACACCGCGCTGGCCGACGCCCTCGCGGCGCAGCGGGACGCAAAACAGGGCATGTGGGACCAGGCGAGCGCGGACGCGATGGCAGGATATACGGCGGCCATGAACGCGCTGGTCAACGGGATGTTCGGGAAAAACCCGGAGCTGAAGGCAACGCTGGAGAAGGCGGCCAAGGAATACGACCTGTTCTCAATGGTCGCCGGGGCAATGAAAACGAACACAGTGGAGGGCTGGGAAGCCATTTTCACGCCGGAGGTCATCGCGCAGTACCTGCCGGACATGAAGAGCCTGGACGCGGTGGACCCGCTGATGCTGGAAACCTACGGCGCGAAGCTGCAGGGCATGCTGATTGAATCCATGAACGCGGGGCTGACCAGCGCCGGGGCGAACCCGATGATGGCCACCCTGCTGCAGACGCTGATTGACGACCCCGGGAACATGGAACTGCTGGACGTGACCAACCTTCAGGGCGCGTTTGACGGCGCGGTGGAGCTTCTGGACTGGAAGGCCGCCGGGGGCGAAGGCAAAAACCTGACCCAGGGGCTGGCCGACGGCGCTGTGATTAGCGCACCCGGAATCATG